GTCGGCGATGGGTTATCGTATTGGCTCATGACGATTTCTTAAATATGCCAGTAGCATTAAACAGAGTTACAACAGCATTAACAATATCGTGCGCTACAGGCTTGAGCTTATCGAAGTCCTCGTCAATATCGTCAGCCTTTTCAATCGCGCCTTTTAGCATTGCATCGAAAGCTACCAGCTTAGAATTGCCTGCACCGTCATCCGGTATAGTTTCCTCGATCAGCTTTACAATATCGACCACTGTAGTCCACAGACGCTTTACCCATTTCAGATATTCAAACAAACCCATAACTCATTCCTCGTATTCAAATTCAACGTTAGATGTGATTAAAGAAACTTTAAATGTTTCCAGTAAGCCTACGATCTCCATCGGCTCGATCCCTAAACTGGTCAAATCCTCGACCATCTCCTCTAAATCATACCATGCGCGCTCTAATATTTTGTCAGTTTGGTTAGGAAAATTGATAACATCGTTCATGCAAAATACCCCGTGAAGGCCGATACAGCAGCGACCATAACCATCCAGAATATCCGCTCACCAAATAGAATCGTGGGCCGAATTTTTTGCAAATGCTCGTCCATGTTATTTACTCGCTTTTCTATTTCAGATTGGCGATTAAATATCGTAACTATCCGTTCCTCGACGCGAGCCAGAGAGATTACTGCCTCCTGCAAATCATCGATCTTGGTCTCTAATCTTTCTAGTCTAGTCTCGCTCATGGCGTCACCGTTATCCTTGTGATCTCGCCCTTGTGTTTATCGTAGGTTATCGCAAGTGCGCCCCTCTGGCTATGCTGAAATCCACGCGCTCCATACGCATCTCGGGCATTCAAGGTCGGGTGGCGTTCTACATAGGCTCCAGAGTCTTCAAATGACTCTTTGGTATGGTAGTGGCCGGTCGACAGGTAGATGTATTCAGCACCGCTCATATCTTTTCTAAATCGCGGCTCGGAGAAGAATTTACCTGCTAGCCCTTTAATCCTAGTTAAATGACCATGATGCCAGCCAAGAAATACTTTGCCCCACGAAAATGAGTAATACGGGAAAACGCTATCGTCTACGGTGACTCGCTTATTCTTTTCAAACGCATTACGCATTATTGCCTGCAGCCAGACCGAGCCAGTTAAATCGTGGTTACCCTCGCAGATAACTACATGAACTCTTTTATGCTTGTGTAAAAGCATTTCTACCGCTCGGATACAAGTTTGTATTGCGATCTGCACCAACTTGCCGTATCGGCCATCCGCATCTAGGACGTGCTTATTTAGCGGAGTTATAGCGGATAGGCCGTCCCAGTGTAAAAAATCACCCATCTGGCAGAATACCGCTTGCTCTGAATCCGGCGAGGCATCGATCATATCTGTAAATGCTTTATACAGAGTTTCCTCTGCGATCTTCAAATCCCAATCATCACCGGACTCTTCTTTCCAGCTATACGCGCCAATATGGTAATCAGTGATTGTGTAAACAGTACAAAGTTCTGATGCTGTTTTCTTAGGTGCTTTTACGATAGGCCAAGGTTTAATTGGTTCAGCTAAAGTCTCGGTGATCTCACGCATGATTTCTTCCATGCGATCTTTGTCGACTTCGGTTTTAATCCACTCGATTTTAGTATTACCGTCTGCATCTATTAACGTGCTGCGACCTTTTAACCTATAACCGTCTGGTATTCTGTTAGATTCTGACCAGCCCTCTTTTGCGGCGTTTTTCTTAACGGCCGCCACAGCGTTGCGAACGGCTCTTTCTGTAACTCCCAGAGCCTCCGCAGCCGCTGCTGATGTCTCATACTTAATGTAAGCAGTCAGAGTTTCTAGCTGGCGTTCTGTTTTGCAGAATTCCAGTAGTTCTGAACTTGGAGTTTTTCGGGATGTTTCGTTATCCCAATACTTACCCATTACTTATTTCGCTCTACCTTTTTGATTTTTTCGGCAGTTCTCATGCCGCCCAAGCCAAGCATGCCAAACAGAACCGGCATCATTGTTTCCATATCAATTAAATCGAGTTGAATATTCATCGCAGCGATATCGAGGCCAAGATTTATAAACGGAATCAATAGAAAATTAAAAAGCATTGCAATAGCACAAACCCAACCAACTGCGGGCCGCCAACCGGCTACAAACATCGATGGGTGCTGCGCTTCTGTTTTGTTGATCTCCATCTGCCCCATGACCTGCTCTTGCGCCTGCTTGTCGGCAAGCGTTGCGATCTCATGGGCCAAAGCGGCCTTTTGATCTTTATCCTCGATTACTTTATCCAGAACCTTTGTCACTGGCTCTGCAAGACTTTGTACCAAATTCAGAATCATGCCCTTGCCCCTATAATTAGATTTGCCGCATATCCAATCGAACCCAATGCAACAACTACGCAAGCAAAAATGAACAGTCCATCAATCAACAGTCTGCGCCTTTCTGCTTTTGCTTTTGCTCTTTGTAATCTTTGAGCGCGGATTTCTTTTCTGCGTCGCATCATCCGCTTGAAATGCTCTGGCGACATATTGTAATGGATCAGAAAGCGCATCTGCTCTTCCATCTGCTCCATCTGGTATGCCGCTTGAATCTCTTCTAACGCCTGCGCCTCGGGGCTATTTCTCTGGAAATAGTCACCATTCTGCGCTTTGACTTCTGCCTCGCGTACTGTGTCGTAGAAATTATAGAAATTGTGAATCTTGCCAATGCACTGATCGAAATCGCCTTTAGCTTCAGCGACAGCCTTGATGAACTGAACCGCTTTTCTGGCTCCAGCAATAGCCATACTGATCTCTGCAACTGCCATCAGTAAACTCGCAAGCCATCAGTGTTTGGATCAACATAAGTAGGTTTACAGTAAGCAATTACAGAATCACTGGTTGATGGTGAAGAATTGTTCCGTCTTAATCTTGACGCGAAATAATTGCATCGATTCACATCGTAAAAGCACATCGCGCCATTCGCGCAGGAATCAGAACTCTCCAGCCCGTTTATCACGACCACTAAAACGAACACATGAATCATATTTCATTCTGCTGGTTCTTCTGGCGCTGTGGGATCAACCCAATCTGCATTCAGAATAAATGGATCAGCTTGCGCCGCATCATATAAATATTTGCATCCAATAAAATCATCTGGAGCAGAATCTATATCTATCAAGTCGCAATTATCATCTGTGCAATCACCAGCAACCATAATTCCAAGATCAGTAGTCCATTGGAAAAAACCATCATCATTGAAATGCGGAGATTGGTCATCAGTTGCCACAACTTTTGCAATCTTTGTTGATGTTTCGACAAGTAGTTTCATTTTTTTAACCTATATAGATGGTATCGTCTTTGACCATTTTACCGATTGACGTACCGCTAACTGTAGTTGATGGTTGTCCCAATGTATCAAGATAAACACTGCTTCCGGCAGTCAATTTAACTTTAGAATCCAGATATGATCCTGAAACATAAACATTACCTTGATTGGTATCGGTTATATCTTCTGATGCGAAACCTATAAACCCATCAGTTGTAGCCGCATCAAATTCTGGTGCAAATCCGTAAAAATAGGTATGAAAACTTCTCCCTACATCATAATTTGTTGTTGTAAAAAACGCATTCAAATTACTATTAAATGGCAATGCTTTACTATTATTTGATTTTTCAAATTGTCTACGTTTCTCTGGTACACCAGCAGAAATTTCTGCGTAAAGATTAAATACATTCGATAATGTCTTGGCTGTCGCATTAACCGTATAAGCAACATTGTATTGTGTGGAAAAACTATTCTCGGTTATTACGCCTTGAATTTGTTTTGCTTTTGAGTTCCAACCAATATTCAGGGCCTGATTACCATAAACCGTGTACCCCAACGCAATTGCTGTCCCATCTGAACTTGCTGGCGCAGTGCTTGTTCCAGCGGCCCCAAATCCATAGACGTGATAAATAAAATTTGTACTTTGAAGCGTACAAACCACGACCGTATCTTCGTCATCTATAACAATTGGAACAGGCGGGCAAATTGGGCTCCAACTTGAATTCATAAACTGAACAACATTAGACAGAGTTGTTGTTTGTCTGCTAGTTGTTTCCCTACACTGGAAAAATCCATAATTACCGCTATTTGATCTGTATGTAGCAAAAACTACATCATGTTTTTCAGAATAACCTACCGCGCCTTTTGTAGTCATATTTCCATAACTTGCGATAGAAACTTCACTTCCCAACGTAATTGAACTGGAATTTGTTATGATAAATCTGCTCCTTGCATAAGCCTGACTTCCCTCTCCGTATAAGCAGAAAAACGTATCATCAGGCGTTGTATAACCTTGCGTTTTAATTATTCCGTGTCCATAACTATTTGACCCGCCAGTATTAAGAAATGTGCTGTGACCTATATGAGTGAGAGCAAGCGTTGATTCATCCAAATCCCATCCAGTTAGCATATTCCAGAAAGAATTTCCCGAGTTGGCTCTCCCCTGAACGTAAATCCTATTTCTAGTTGGGTGATAACAGGTAGATGCCCTGATTGTGGTGTCAAAATAGCTGCTCATACTTACTGATGAGCCAGTTGTTACAGTGCCATTAGATTCGATTCTCACTGCTACCAAATTATTTTGATATAACACAACATAAATATTCGTATCTGGAACATTTTCGGTTGCCACCCATGTATTACTGGCTGACTGAATCTGATCGTTATATCCAGAAAAATTATTTATATGAGTACCAACGATTGCCTCTGCATCTCCGCTTGAGTTTAATCGCACCGGATCGCCTTGACTAATGTCGCCAGATGCTGTGAAGATATCTGAAGTAACCTTCTTTGTTCCGCTTACAAATAAAGATGTAGCAGTTAATGCTTTTCCTGCAATTCCATACTGAGTTGCTTCAATTGATAATGTTCCGTTTGCATTTACAAAATAATCCTTTCCAACAGTTAATCCGCTGACGCTAGTATTAACGCCGCCTGTTGTGGTGATTGTTCCTGTTGCAGCATTTGCTATATTTTCATCTGCCACGCCAAAGAAATTTTGCGCGTTAGTGCTTTCAGTACCAATGCCAAACAATCCAATTCTTATCTGCGAACCAGAAGCATAGCTAATGTCATTGAAACAAATAATAGTCCCGCCACTTCCGGCATCAAAAAACGGATAAGCATAACTAATTTGATTGATCGTTGTATGCGTTACCAAATCAGACCGCACTGACCAAGTTGGATCACTACCGGACATATCTGCTTCGAGATATTCCAAACTAGCTCGAGCGCAAACGTATATTTGAAATTTGTTCGATCCCGAATCGACTAAAATATTATTACTTGCCGTTGTCAGAGGATCTGCGTCGAACCTTGATGATCCAGTAACAGTTATTGTTGAGCCACTGATCGTTGCTTTAGTACCAAAATAATCATTACTGTATTGCTCAGTTTGTAATATGTGAGTCCCGTTCCAAGCCACAGCAGGATAAAATGGCTGCGCTGCTGTTTGAACGACCGCCGCAGATCCTGCTATCGGAGTACCAGAATTATTGAGAACAGCAACCAAAACGCTTTTATTTGTACTGCTCGAACCTATAGAACAAATCATTCTGGTTTCTTCAGTAGAATAAACCGGCTCTGCGATCATATTCGTGCTTGCATCGCTGTTGATCACTGCGGTAGTGCCAAATGTTATATCGCTGCCATCATAGGTTCCGTATGCGCCCTGCGCGTTTCCTGATGTTGCATCTTTGAAGAGCGCAAAATATTGATTCGCATCGGGATCGTAAGCAAGTCTGCATCTCGCGCCAGCATTAGCATTCAATCCTGTTGTTTTGTCTTGCTCTGTTCCCAGAGTTGCCGCGAGTGTTCCAGAATCTATAGAAACGCTGCGCAATGCAATTGCTGTGCTGGCATTCCTATAAAACAGAATAAAATTGCTGTTAGTTGAATCGTAAAAGAGACTAGGGCCGGGATCGTAAAAATCGACACCGCTCAAAGCGGTTTCAGTTCCAAGCGTAAAGACACCGGCAGTGCTTACTCTCATGCCTCGGACATATGCCTGCGAGCCTCTGGTGTATGCCAAACAATAAAGAGTATTCGCAGCATCATAGGCAATTTTGAAATAACCGGCGGTCGGTGTACTGGTTTCCAGAACTCCATTAGATATTACGCCGCGTGCTGTTTTATACCCACTTATCTTTTCAACAGTTCCATCAGTTCTCAATGCAACAGGATCGCCAGCTGATATTGCGCCTGTGGCGGTCATTGATGTTGATCCAGCAGAAACTGTTCCCCAGCTGGTGCTTGATCCGTCTGTGGTCAGAAATTTGCCACCTTGACCTGTTTGGGCAGGGATAATAGGAAGGTCTTGCCAATCAGCAGAAACGCCCGGCTCGGACGCAGTAACATCGGCAAGATTGTTTAGCAGAATCCAAATATAGCCATTGTGCGTCACTGATGCAGGAATATTGAGCGCACCAGTGAGACTTGACCATGCGCCTTTAAAATTAGCAGAAGCAACTGCGCTGTCTGCTGCGCTCTCTGCTCGATCCGCGTCAGCGTTTACCCCAGCGATATCGGTGTTCATAGCACCGATGCTAGTATTTAACTCACCCTGAAATGTTACGATCGCAGCTAGGAATGCATCTGCTCGAGTAACAAATGTGGCCGGTGGATCAGTTCTAGCTGGTGCTGTAGGTAATGGACTAACCGTTGGAATTGTCATGTCAAACCCTCAATCTGTATGCTGCAAAGGCTAACCACAGGACCGCTTAAGATAACATCAAATTCTCTGTAGTAACCGTAAATAATTGTTCCGTCTGTATTCTCTTCAGGTACCCAGACACTAGGTGTAGTTCTAAGGTCAGTGAGTACCGATTTAACCTGTGCGAATCTACTGGTTTCGATTATAACATCGATGTCGGCTTCATCTGCATAGGCGCCTGCTGTGATCGTTGTTCGGCCCTGCGCGTCAACATTCTTTGTCGAATAATCAATGATGCCAAAACTAGCACCGTATTGTGAATCCCCTATTGTCGCAGCGGTTCCAATTACTAATGCGCCAACCTTTGCTGTTCCAGCATCATTAAATGTTACTGTTATAGTCGCTGACGAATACGGCGGCAGACCAATAACTGCGAGTTCATTCTTTCTAACAATCGCCTCGAAAAAGTAGTCATACCAGTTAGTGATACCGCTATAGCTTGTCATCGGGTAATTTTGACTGAATACCGTACCCTCTACAGGGTCAACCATCACAACATCGATATCAGCGCAATCTACATTCACCGCGGCCAGTGCTGTAGTTACTGCGGCGGGAGTTAATTCAACTTCGAGACCGCCAGCTTGCTCAGTCTGCTCCTGAACAATATCGTTAAACATTTTCCAGCGATTTGTGCTGGATACTCGGGTCCAGTAAGTACCGTCATCGATCGTAGGGTCATTGCCAGTATTCGAGCCTTGCTGTGATTCGTAAATTTCATGCGTAGCACTAGCAGCACCGCCACCAGTACCAGTAACCATAACTAATGCGCCATCAGCGTAGGTTGTAGCACTTGACCATTCGGCTTCATCTGTCTCTGGTACGTCAGTAGCAGTTAAGATCGCCTCAGTAATAGTTGTTGACTTAATTACCTTCATGTTTAAGTCCTAGTAGGCGGCAGGCCATTCTTGTCCCACCTATCTTCAATTCGTGCTGTTCGGGTTGTAGCTTTAGCGACTTGAATCATAAGTTGGTTAAAGTCACTGCGCATAACTTTCATTTCTTCGGCAAGCTGATCGGTCATATCGGCTCGACCAGCGGTCATTACTCGCTCTCCACGATGCAATTTTGCAATCATGTTATCAACAGGAACATCATTTAAACCCATGCGCTGTGATGTTATGCCTGCAACAAAATCTGCAACTTGATTGCTTTGTAAAACACCCTGTAATACATCGTTTGGCACATTGTTTTTACCAGCAACAGCAATGAGCCAATCGTTAGTGTATTCCTGTAGCTGCGTATTTAATGCGGTGCCCATTCTGCCTTTCTCTCTAGCAAGACCCCAGAATACGCCTGCGTTTGGACCGCCTTCGCCTTCGGTGTTATAGCCACCAAAGTCATTGCTGTTTAATGCAACTTGCAAACCTTGTGATTTAGCAAAAGCAGTCAGCTCGGAGTCTACCGCTCTAAAAGCATCAATATAGGTAATCGCCTCGTTTCTATTCATTATCTCGCTAAATCCAACTGGCGCGAATCCTGATGCAAAAGGAGCAATATTGAATGTTGACCCTGCAGGCGCTCCCGGCACTAAATAATTTAAAAAGCCGCCTTTAGATGTCGGCGTACCGCCACTGTCTAAAACTTTTGCTAAAGCTGCTGCGGCAAGAATGGCAATACCAATTGGACTTGTTGCAAATGCTAATGCGCCTTTTGCTGCACCGGCTATTGCCCCGCCTATTGCGGAAAAAGCACCACCAACACTCATTCCGGCCGCTGTTGCTGCTGTTGGTGGACCTACCAATGTTGCGCTTGCACCTACTGCACTGCCAGTTACGCCACCAATAAAATTTCCAATGCCAGCTGCTGCCGATCCAATTGCAGCACCTACACCTGCACCAATACCTGCACCACCGGCCGCACCTCCTGCGGCGCCACCTACAGAGCCACCTGCTGCGCCACTTAAACCGCTAGTAAATGTGGATACTATACCGCCAAGCCCATTACCAATGGTTTGAATGATTCCCCCAAACCCATTAGATAAACTACTTAAAAATCCGCTAATACCACCATTACCAAAAATTGCGTTAGTGATATTTTGTGCAGCAATCTCGGATACCATTTTGGCAAAGCCATTTTTAATGGTAGTAAAGAAGCTACCAAAATCTGTTTTGCCTTTTGTGATTGTGTCGCTTATCAGTGTCGCCCATGCAGATTGGGTATTTTCAACTGCTGTTTTAAATGTTTGTTGGGCAAGCGTTAAACCATTTGGACCAACAATAGTATTTGTTGCATTAGTCGTGGACGTTGCTAGATTGTCCATACCGGTAGTGGTTCGAGTAAGCGCACCATTTGTTCCAGTTATATCTGTACCGATCTGGTCAATATCACGCATTCCGGTATCGATGTTATCTAGCTCAGTATCTAGATTACCGCTCTCAGTTACCAGATTAGTTGTTGCGGTTTTGTATTCGCCAAAGGTAGTTTTAAGAACACCAACTGTATCGCCTAGTGCTTGAAACACACCATCTGTGATTTCTGACTGCTCGCTGATAGCAATAGTTGCAGCCCTTTGCTCGTCATAACGACCAGTAATTGACTCAATACTCTCGCGGCGTTGTCGGTCAATCTCTTGTAATCTGCGCTCAGTAGTCTCAGAACTTTCAAATAACGCTTGCGCTCGAGCAACGATCGTATCGTAAAAAGCAATGATTCTTGTACGGGTTAATTCAACAAACTCCCGAGCACTTAAAAAGCCATTACGGAAATAGTTTATAAATCGTCGTATCGCAATCTCCGCGTTTCTGACAAATGTGCCAGCGAAATTCATCCAAGCCCTGTGAAACAGTTTAAGCATATTTCCCCATGCTTCGACTGCTGGTTTGAACAAGTCAACAAAATAACTAAAAACATTACCAATGATATTGGCTATATCTTTTGCCCAAGGCGCCCATATAGCTATAAGGCCACTCAATGCAGTCGATGTTGCCTTGCCAAGTGCTTTGAAGTAGTTGACGTAATCATCGAAATTAGCATTTAACGCATCAACGAATGGCTCGCTTGCAGTCAGAATAAAATTACCGAGCTCAACGCCTGTAGCTGCAAATTTGCCCTGTAGAACTGATAGCTTTTGCGACATTGTGTCAGAGACTTTTGCAAACGCGGTGTCAGTCTGACCGGCAGAATTAGCCATATCCTGCATGATCTGATCAAAAGTACCTGCAGCACCTCCCGTCAATGCAAAAACAGTATTCAATGCCTCGGTACTGCCAAACAATTTCAGCATTGCTTCTTCGTTACCGCCAGTAGCAGTAACAAGCTCATCAAGAAATCCTGCAAGACCTTTTGACTGCAAACCTGTCAAACTGAAATCTACGCCAAGCTGCTCTGCTGCATCGCTCGCTTCTTTGCTTGGTTTTAGGATATTGCTTAATGTGGCTTTTAAGCCCGTCACAGCCTCTGTGGTAGCGATACCTTGAGTAGTAAGGGCAGATATCGACCCAAGCGTTTCCTCGAACGACAGGCCCGCTGTGGCCGCTGTAGCAGCAACCTTACCTATTGATCCAGATAACTCACCAACAGTAGTTTTACCGGCGCGCATAGCAACAAAAAATGCATCACTAACTGTCGATGCTTTTGCTGTCTCTATACCGTATGCGTTAGTAATAGAGGTCAAACCATCAACAGCAGTGGTAACGTCTGTTACGCCACCGATTGCAAGTTTATTTGCAGCAGTGAGCAGTGCGGTTGCTTCCTCTGCGTTTCCTGCGCCTGCTGATATTGCTTGATAGAATGCTTGCGCTTGCGCGGTAGGTGACCCGCCAAATGTTGCTGCGAGTGCTTTTGCTTCTTCGTTTAATTTAACAAGTTCATTACTGTCAGCCAGTAGGGTATTAACCTCTGCCATAGCAGTGTTGAATGCCATTGCTTGATTAGCCAAACCAACCAAGGCTTTACCGCTAAAAAACGCAGTAACAAGCGGAGCAAGTCTGCTCAATGCAGCACCGGCAAGACCTGCCGACTTATCAAATTCACCTAGATTTTTGCTTGCAGTTTTTACCGATCGGCTGTCTGCTTGTATTTCAAGGCGGGCTATATCAACCATTACTTGTTAAACCTCTGGTCGTTACGCAGCATAGACTGAATTGCTGCTTGGTCAACGCTTGGTATGTCAACGTCACGATAAGGACTGCTAACATTCGTGTCGTTATACTCTTGGAATTTATTGCTAAATAAAGTTGATAGCTTCTTTATCGTATGCAATTCCCAATAGTCTAAGTAGATTCCTGTTAAATCACGCCATGCTTTTAGATCAGGCCACGTTATATCCATCGGGCCAATTTGCATAAGTAGGTCTATTAAATAGTCAAAAGGCGCAATGTCCGGAAAGACAGGGTCAGTAACTGACTCTAATCTCGCCTTCTTTGCGCCTTTCGATGAAGATACTAGCCAAGCCCAGTACCTTACATAATCTTCTAAAAGCTGGCTTATTACTTTTCCTTGTAATTAGCCCTGTCTGATGCTTTTGCCAAAACTTGCTCTGCAATCCAGCTCCGCTTTTGATACAGCATTAAAGCGTTACTGGTATTGCAGGGCAATTTACTGTCGTTAAAGTCTATATTCGACCAACTTATTGTGCATTCGGCAGCAATCTCGATTAAGTCCTTTTCAAGTTGTGATGGCGGTACATCTTTGCCGCGATATTTATTAGCGTTTCGAGCTTGGATTTTTTTGGCAGTTTGCTGCCACTTCCTAGCATCTTTACCTAATATTTTTATCGAAACAACTTTGCCATCATCATCCTCGAGAAGTTCATCGTTCATCGGATTGATTATGTCAACATCAACGCCCCTTTCGGCAGCTTCTATAAGATCGAATTGCGCTAAATCCATACGTTACACCTTAAGCGGTAGTAACTGTGGCTCTGGTACGCTCGACCTGAATGGTTCTCTGAACCAACGAATCTGCGCCCCCAGCGACAGTGTTAATAGAAATGATTTTGCCAGTGAAGTAATCATTCGTATCGTCTTGATACGTTACTTCGAAAGCATAATCGTTATCGCTGGTCAGAGCAGCTTGGACAATAACCTGACCCGCATCATCGTCATCACGATTTACTGTGATTGAATCCGCGTCATTGTTAAAAGTGCCTTTAAACTTATCAGTACCACGCTGTGCAATAGGATTGCTTGTAGTGATAGTGTAAGTCTGACCGCCGGGAGTCCAATCAGTAACTTGACCAACAAGGGTAAAAGTCAAAGAAGGGTAGCCGGTGGCTCCATCGTCATCGAAAGTAGAAGGCAGAGTGGCAGAAATGCCAATCGTGCTGTCTACCAATAATTGTGCTGAATCAGGCATAGTATCACCTCGTTATAAAAGCCCTATAGGTTATATCAACAATTATCGTATACCAGCCATCCTCGTTAAATCCGGCTTGGCGTTGTACCCGAGTGATTGTCGCAGATTGACCAGAATATGTCACGGTGCTACCGATAGGGTAGTAAGCCATGATTTCTTCTGCTTTCGTCTTTGCGGCAATCGCTCCAGTATCGGCGGCATATCTAAGCGTTATGCGAAATATACCATTTGTTTCGTTTGCGTCCTTCAGAGATA